TTAGACTGGGGTTCTTGTTAAAACAGTTTCATAGAGTATATAAGATAAGCTTCTATATCCATTACAGTGCTTCATATAGCCAATAAAGCTCATAATAGAATTTCTAACTTCTTGTAAAGATATTCTACTATGCTTATAAAGCAAGGCAAGTTTCTTAAATCTTTTTCTTGCTCTCTTTACATTTCTCTTTCTTGGCAATATATATGTAGGCCAGATTCGATACCCACAAAAGTCTATGCCATGCTTGATAGGATAAATTTGAGTTTTCCTATTAAGTTTTAGAGCGAGTTTTTCAAATAGAAAGCCTTCTATTTCTGTTAATAAGGATCTGAGGTACTGCTTATCATGATGAATAACAACAAAATCATCCATATACCTCGCATAAAATTTAACGCCAAGTTTGTCTTTAATATAATGATCAAGCTCAGACAGGTATACATTTGCAAATAACTGGCTCGTCAATGCCCCTATTGGTAGCCCCTTATTGTCAATTCTTATGATCTTTTCTATAAGCCATAAAGTGTCTTTACAAGAAATTGTCCTGGCTATGATTTTCATCAATATATCATGACTTATGCTTGGGAAATACTGGCTGATATCAGCCTTCAAGACATAACTGTTTCTTGGCAGTTTTCTCATAAATTTCTGGACTCTTTTAACTGCTGCATGCGTGCCCTTTCCTTTTCTGCAGGCATAGCTGTCGTAGATAAATTTTTTCTCAAACAAAGGCTCTATGATATTACATAGAGCATGGTGAATGACTCTATCTCTAAAAGCAGGAGCATGGATCAATCTCTTTTTCGGATCATAGACATAAAACTCTTTAAATCTGCCTGGTTCATAGGTTTTCCAGATAAGTTCATTCTGAATAATTAAAAGGTTTTCTTCTAATTTGCTTGTAAAATCAAGCACCTCTTTTCTATATCTTTTGCATTTTCTGGCCTTTAAATATGCAGAGTAAAGGTTGTTAAAGCTATATATCTTGTTGTACAAATTATTATAAGTAACTGGCATATCCCCTACCATTTTCAGTTTTCAGTCAACTTACTCACCGCAGAGGCAAGTTTATCTTTTCCCTTCGAGGGAAGGACTAAGGATCTGATTCCCAAAGGGATGGATGTAAGTCCGTAAACTTACATCTCTGAGAGAAGGAATCACAGGCGAAACGGGAGCCAATGTTCGTGTTCACGTTCCAGGGGTAGTTGTTCAGGTTCACCGTGCGGGAGCCGGCATACGCCCCATTGTTCCAATTGCCGCCGCAAGCATCCTTAGCCCCTCTATACACTTTTAATCCAGCCTCCAAGAATCCTGCCTATCTCTATAAGCCTCTCACTGCTGTGACTATACGATTTGTGCGACATATATCGTCTTTCATGAGCAAATCTCAGTAAAAATTTTAATTCTTCAATTTTAATATCAATTTCATACATAATCGGCTTCTTATTGTAAATTTTATTTGCTTTTATAACAAGCTTAGCTGCATCAAACACACAATTTTTAATCTGGCTGCAGAGGGCAAACTTCTCATAGCGTGGAAATTTATCTATTATCGGGAAAATATACATCGCAAAATCATATAATTTTTGATACAATTTTAAGTTTTCCAAAAACAGACCCCCAGAAAACAGATATCAGATTTACAAAGAATCACAGGCGAAACGGGAGCCAATGCCCGTGACCACGCTCCAGGGGCAGTGGATCAGGTTCACCGTGCGGGAGCCGGCATACGCCCCATCGGGCCAATAGCCGCCGCAAATAAGCTGAACAAGACCAAAATCATAAGGCAACCATAACTGCCCAACTCCCTGCCCTGACATAGGATTTCTCCATCCCCAAGATGTGCCATCCTGTCTAATACTAAATTCATCCAGCCATTCATACACATTTCCAACACAATCTATTACATTCATCAAGGATATAGCTCTTTCTACATACCCTGTTACTTGCCTTCCTGTATTGCTCGTCGCAGTCCATGCATTGAGATTATCTGAGCTGTTGCCCTGCGGGCTTCCATATGCCGCACGCAACCACTCCGCATATGTAAGAAGTCTCTTCCCACTTCTGCATGCAAGCTCAATAAAGTTGTATCCACAGAGTCCCTCTGTTCCTGTGAGTGGTATGCTGTTATAGGTTGATTTTCCTGTTCCACTTGCAAGTGGAGAGCCATTCCCAGCGGTAAATGTAATAGCCTCATTCACACTAACGAGATATATATCTACCCACACCCCACCGCAAATGTAAACCATGCCTTCTGGAGAACAACGAGGTCTGCGAACCAAATCCCATACAGAATTTGGAACTACTACGTTATTAGTTACATCGGATGGTGTAAATGAATTTCTTTTTCTGCCAAAGTGAAAACCTCCGATTTTTCTGCTGTTATTAGCATTGTAGCCGCTTGGTGCCGTAGAATTGAGAGAAATCAACAACAATCCGCTTGCAGAACCATCATCGCAGAGATATACATAGTAGTCTTTTCCAAATTGAAAACTTCCTGTATCAAGCGTTGTAATATTCACATCACTTGTAAACTCATACACTTTCCAGACACTACCGTTGAACAAGGGAATGATTGTGCCTGCAAGCAACTTTACTCCATTCAGTTGTGAGTTTGGTTCCAAGTAGTGGTCTCCACCTCCTGCACGAATATCATGAGGTCTACTTAGAAAGTCTGCATTCAATGGATACTGTGAACTGTTCTGCCATAAAAGCCCCATTTTATCCCTCCAGTTCGTTTAAAATCGTTTGTATTTCATCTTTTGTGAGCCCCATCTGGAGATATCTTGCGTTTGGATTGTCTTGAAGCCTGTAGTAGTGATACTCAACTGTGCAATCTTCTTTTCTAACTTCGCAAACATTCTCATCCTGTCCTGCTGTATAGTTTTCATCAACAATGTGCCCAAAAACATATACTTTTTCGTCGCTCATCAAGTTCTGAATTTTCTTTTTTACTTCTTCTCTGTCAAGTTGCCCATCAATAGCAAGCTGGGCTACCGTATATACATCTTCCCGTGAGTTGAGCCATTTTGGTGCACCTCTCATATTACACACCTCCTAATATAATTGCTTTTCCTGCCTGTGCGGAGCTAAACCGCACACGCAATTTATTCTGAGAAATTATTACGACTTCGTTATAAGGTATATCAGTCAGCACAATTGCCTGAACAGTGCTTCCGCCCCCACAATACAAGCCTTCCTGTCCGCAGTATACTCCAGAACCGCAATACCCTAATAAATTAACCTGCTCTGTGCTTTCAGAATATGCTTTCACAACAGGATATGTCACGCCAAGATTGTGCAGGATGTCCCATTCAAGGGCTGCTGTTGTCTGTGCATGTAAATATTTCTTTGTATACTGATTGTGTTCATGATGCTCAATTGCATACTGTATTTGCTGAGGGATATTGTGTTCATCAGGTGAATTTAGGTGTGTACTTATAATAGCTCTGATATCCTGATGTGATGTATTGGATTCATTATGCTCAACAATATCCTTCTTCGTTGCAAGCACAACTGTATCATCTATCCATGCTGTCACATTTTCTGCGGTAGATACAATCACAAATACATCTATGATGCTTTCAAGTACGATATTTCCGCCCGGTGGAATGTAGTCTGCCTGATCTCCTGCATAGCTGACTGCATATAGAATCTCTCCAAGATCAGGATCCTGCGCAAAGATGCCAAGTTCACGAGCAAAAAATCCTGTCTGTAGCTCTGTGTTCATCAGCACTGCCCTTAATCTGGCAGTTCCATTCCCTACAACTTCTATCCCCTGTATCTGAATACTCTTTTTTTCTGATACAAGTGATTCCATCTGCTCAGGAGAATGAGGGACTGGCCATACTCCATCACCAAGTGCGACCCTTGTGAATGTGAGTTGCGTTCCCCGTATTGCTTTTGCAAGTAAATCCAGGCCTTTATTCGTTATGATTGTCCCTGAAAAATTAGCCATTTGACACTCCTATGCTCATATAGTTTCCAACCCTGTAGTAAAAACCACCATAATACCTTGCTGGGCTGACATATATTTCTGGCATGTTCGGTTGAATTGTATATCTCATGCCAAGCCATACTCTTGAGTCTACATAAACCTTTCCTGTATAGCCATGATGAGTGCCAATGCTGTCCAGCCAGCTTCGTTCGTTTTTGCAGTCGTATATATGCCTGAGGAGCTTTGTATATGTGTCTTCACTCTGAACAGGCTTTTGAATATAGACCCTAAACATATAGGGTTGTCCATCGTATTGAAACCACTCTGAAATATCTGCTTCATACCCACAAGCCTTGATTGCCTCTTTCACCGCCCAGGGTGTGCCTTTGTAGCGATGCAACTCAATTGCACGCTTAATCAGTGTACGCTTTTCTTTATCTGTCTCTGCAAGCTCCCAGCCTTCAATATGGAATTGCCAGGCGAGGTGGGGAAGGGCTGAGGAGTCTACATGGTCAATAATATAGATAAGAAGAGGCGTGAGGTCTATGCTGCCAAGTCTATCTATGAGTTCATTGAACGCCTCTGCGTTTAAATCTTTTATGCCTGCTGGAATAAGTCTTTTATCAGCCATCTACTGACCCCACTATGGTTAGTGTATATCCTGTGCAGTTTGCCCATTCGTTTTCTGCAAGAGTTCTGTCCTGCTCTGGAGCTATTAAATCGCATTTATATACCCCTGAAACGCTGTTTAAAAGTGCTATAATCTGTGTTCTCACTATGTCCATGCCAAGCTTTGATTTCATATTAGCTATATATTGCTTGATTTTTTCTTCACAAATCTTTTGAACAATTCCAGAATCTGTATTTATGTATAGCGTAAGCCTTGCATCTATTGAAAAATCTACCCGTGTAGGTGTAAGCACCTGAACGTAATCAGTTAGAGGGCGCACCCTTTCATGATTGAGTCCCTGAGATACAAGCTCAAGTATTTCATTTGATGGGTTGCCATCCTTCATAAGAGGATATATATTCACAACTCCAGGTGATGGAGATACTGCAGCCACATCTACGATGTCCTGATGAGCTGTCATTGCCCAGAAACGATATGCGAGTTTTGGACCAGCGACTGAAAACTTCTCTGGAGCTTCCCTGATTCTCTGTCTCAATCTTTCATCATCCTCCCTGTCTACCCCCCCATAGGTGACTGAGATGTTTTCAACTTTCCCAATGTATGGAAGCGTAGATACTGGCGTATTGACATCTCCTCGCATATATCCGTTTGCGCCTGTGCCTGCTACGGTGCATGTTGCTGTTACATCTCCATATGTTTGCCCTGCCGTGATTGTGAGGTCTCTGTCTGTCTCAAATATATATTTGCCGTCCTTTGTTTCAACCTGTGTCCCTTCAGGGATTAGAAGGTCAAATGAGAGTGCCTCAGTGAGTGTAAATCTAAGTGTTGTCCTTGCTGGCTGTGCAGGAAGCCTTGTCACACCGAGCAGTTCGCCGAGATAATCAAGCATTGGATAGCGTGCAAATGCCAATAGATTCTGTTTTGCAGCCTCCTGTATACCAATACGAATAAGCATTTCTCTATAAGCAATCAGATCAATGATAAGACGCTCTATCTGGGCTGGATAAAGGGTTTTGCCAGTAAGTTGCTCATACAAAGAGATTAGCTCTCTTGTAACTTTTTCTGCATCACGCTCTATAAATTCTGGCTCTGGCAAACTCATACTATCACCTCCAGTAAAGTAGGCTCTTCTGAGCCCTTAAGCACCCATTCAATCTGTAAAATTACATTTGCCTGCTCCACTTTTGCACGAATGCTTTTAATCTCCACACGGGGCTCCCATGTGTTGACTGCATCTATTGCCTCACGAATTATATTCGGGATTGCCTCATTCACTGGATAGTCAATATATTTCCATATGTCTGAACCAAACTCAGGGCGATGTGGGTCACTTCGCTTTGGGGTTGAAAGGATGATCCTGATGCACTGGTTGATGTCTTCAATATTTTCAACAACCTCGCCAATCTCTCCGAATTTTGGCTGAAAATCTACGCTTTCTATGTTATCTATTGTTTTCATCTTTTCTCCGGATAGATATACCAAACATTTTTGAATCAGGCCTCCAGCCAATATACATTTCCCAATGATTGCCTTTAAAGGAAAAAAATGGTAACACTAAATTCCATTTTTGTTTTTTGTTCCAAATTTGAGAATAATCAATATTTTTCCCTCTAAAGCCTATCCAATAGGCACAAAAATTATGGAATGGGTTGCGGATAAAGTACCAATAAATAAAACCTTTTATTGAGCGATACTGAGATGGTAAACCATCATCAAAGTTTCCTAAAGGATTAATTTTATTGTTCCATAGTTTCAGCATTTTCTCTAACATATTTACCCTCCCTAATGGCTGTGATGATTGGTGTTGCCACCCTCGTCAATAATTGACCCTGTAACATATATATTTCCTTGCACTTCGAGATTGCCTATTAGCCTGAAATTACCCTCAAACCAGCCTTCAGCAGGTGAGCCACCCTTCATATTTATTGTAGGTGCCTGAATCGTGATATTGCTGGCACTCTTGATATATATTTGGCTCTGACAATCCAGATCGCATCTTCCTGTTGCTTTTACGTCAATATCTCCTTGTATTTCTGCTCTGAGTTTGTGTTCTGCCCTGTCGTACTCAATCCAGGTGCCATCTTCAAATTTGATGTGGCATTTGTCTTTGTTGCTGACCGGGACAGAATCAGCTGAAGAATATATTGCTCCAAGAACAACGCCTTCTTCAGCATTTTCATCAATCAGCACCGCAACATGCTCGCCTACATCGGGCATCCAGTATACCTTGTCTTTCAATGTCTTTTGCTTGAGCACTGCAAGCCAGTATGAAACCTCTCCATCCATGTCTGTATACTGTACTCTCACCATACCTCTTGATTCGTCAACCCCAACAACAACGCCGAACCTAAGCAACTCTTCTTACCTCCAGCTCTGTTTTGTATCCGTCCATTCTTGAGATTGTATGTTTCGCCGATTCAATGTGATATTTGCCGTTGAGTATGTATAACCCTGTAATTTCTATGTTTGAGCCTGCTACAAGTTTTGGATTTCCAATTATGACAATGTTTCCCTCTGTCTGCATTTTGTTTTTTGCCTTAAGATGTGCCTTTGCTTTTGCAATAGCCTGCTCTTTATTCTCAACTCTTTCATTGATCTTAAGAGTATCTCCCTTTGTAACGCCATCTGCATTAACTGTATGAGTAATAACTTTTTTTGTTTTTGGATCATGATACTGAACCTCACAGGCTTTATATAGTTCATAAGTCTTATCTCTAAAACTGAATGAAATCATGTCTTTTCTGTCTATGATATACACCACGCTCTGAGACTCAAGAGCTTCAATCTCATAGAAAACCAGCTTCCCATCAGTAATTTTGAATACATAGCCGTAGTCTTCCGCAAGTCTTTTTAAAAATGCTATGTCTCGCTCCTGTTTCTGTGTGATTCTTTTGATTTTTATGTCTTTTATTTCTCCTACGAGCTCGTATCCATGCTTTTTGGCTATCTCTTCTGCAATCTGCTTGAGTGTTTTGTTCTCGTATGCTTTTGTGTTTGCCTGTCTTAGCGCTTTTTTAATATTTGTTGCAAGCCCTTTAAGGCTCACCACGTCTGGTGGCGCTGAAAGCTCAATTTCGTCTATCTCAAAGCTTCCGCATGGAAGCAACTTTTCCCCTTCGTAGCCTATTTTAAGCGTGATAAGGTCGCCCTTCTGTGGATACCACGATGACTTCCAGAGGTGCTCTCTGTCTTCAAGCTGTATCTCTATCTCATCAGATTTGCCGTGCACATAGTCTGTGTATGTGACTGAAAGCGCATATGGTGTTATGTATGCTGTTATATCTTTTTTCTCATACTCTATGAAAAATAGAGGCTTTCTTACCTTTTCCACGGTGGGAGCTCCTCAATCGTGTCTTTTATCTCTATCACAGGAATTTTAAGTTTTATGCCAGATGGTAGCACTGGATAAATTGGTACATCGGGATTGGCAACTATGATTGGTTCATACATGGTTGCGTCTCCGTAAAGGTCGTATGCTATCAAATCCCAGCGATCTCCTTCTTTTGTTATGTATTCTATATACTGATTCATTGCCTAACTATTTTTTTAAATTCAATGCCTTCCTTGTTTTTTTCTGTAACAGTTGTGAATTCTGTTTTCTTTACTGTTTTCTTTTTCTGTTGTGCTTTCTTTTTTGCTTCTTTTTTGTATTCGAGCGGCCTATCCTGAACCCACTCTTTGAGCTTTAGCGTTGCCTCTATTGCCTGCACTGTGCCATCTTCAAATGTCTGTATAACTGTAGATGTGATCTCCTCTATCACATACTTGCCTTTATAAGCACCGCTTGCAAAGATGAAATCAAGCGGTTCGTATTTCTTCATTGCTTCTTTGATTTTTTTTAACTCCTCTTCGGGCTTGCAGAAGTCTGTATGAAGTGAAATTTTTATGGTGATCTCATCCAGAGCCTCACCAATGTACTGCAGTCTTGGTTTTCCTTCTATGACTTCATGCTCTGCATAATTGACCCTTGATGTGGACTCAAGGCTGTCAAAGTAGGTGATCAGGTCAAGCTGTATATCTCCAAGCCATGCATATCTTGCCATCAGTATGCCACCCTCTGGGCTTTAGCCTGTGCATCCTGAATAAGCTTGAGAAGCTCTGCCTGATGCTGTCTGAGCATTGCCATGAGATCCTCTTTTGCTTGAGCTACTGCTCCAGAGATGTTTATGCTCGGTGAGTAGTTTACTGTAATGTTTGATGCTCTTACTGCTTGAGCTGTGCCTGTAGCTTTCACTGGTTCAAGCACTTGCTTTACAGGTTGAATGAGTGGCTGCATTACTGCTTTCACTGGTTCAAGCACTTGCTTTACAGGTTGAATGAGTGGCTGCATTACTGCTTTCACTGGTTCAAGTACCTGCTTCATTGCAACTACAAGCGGTGATGCTTTCATCCCTTCAGCTATTGTCTCTATTAGCCTGATTTTATGCAGGTCTTTGAATGGTCCTTCTTTTGCAGGGCTGAAAGGCAGAAAGTTTCTTATCTTCTGCACGATGTTCTTTACAGCCTCAACAGGTTTCATTGCCACAGACTGAATGCCTTTCCAGAGCGTTTCTATGATCTTTTTGCCTGCGCTGAATAAGTCTATACCAAAAACATACTTAACAAGCTTGTTTAAAGCCATAATGGGCATTGTTATAGGATTGACCCACATAAAGACTTGCAAAAGCTTTTTCCAGTTTTCTCTGAGCCAGTTCCACGCTGAAGATAAGGCTTTTGATACCTTATCCCAATTTCTATAAAGCAGATATCCAGCTGCAACAAGAGCAGTAATACCAAGCAGTATCCACCCAATTGGATTTGTAAGCATGGCAACTGCTACAGC